GATGAAGATAGACGAGGGGTATGAGAACGAGGCATGGGTAGTGGAAAGGGAGATGGGGTTTCCAGAAAGTTATATGCGTTTGGGGGAAGTAGAACAGCGGATGATGATGATGTATATGGAGGACGTGCGTGAGCCGATGACGGGGGAAAGCACATATGGAAAGGTTTTCACATCATGGCTGTATGCGAACCGACAGGAGGGCGGGATTCGAATACCCACCGACTTGTTTATAAAAGTAATGGATACCGCAGTTGACAGCAAGACAGGGGAATTGGTTGAGGTTGAAAAGACCGTTCCGAACCCTGACAGGATGAATTTATACTTGCGGTTGAAAGCGAGAGCGTTTGCGACGTGGCGTCAAAACAACATGCACGAATTGGTCAAGCCTATGCGTGAGATATTCAAGAATGCAGGGATGAAAGACGAGCAGATACTTGAGCAGGCGATCGTGGATGACGCATTAGCGGATGACAAATCGAATTATACCGCACGGATGAGAAGTTTGGCCGTCAAGGTCAAGGGCATGGAAAAGAATAACGCCTTGCAGATGGTCAACGTTTACGTCGAGGGCGGTGGCAACAAATTGAACCGCACAATAATTGAAGAAACCGGAAATGACACTTATGATTTAGGGCTTGGTGACTGAACATGAGTGAGTTTAGTATATCTAATCTTGACGAAGAGTTAAAAGAGTTCTATAATAACAGTAACCCGGCGTATCGGCACATCATAGAAAATATATTCAATGAGGACGTCAAGACCTACTCAAGTGCGGAAAGGCCGATACCGCCATATGCACCGGGAACATTGGACAAGCCGTTTTTGCAGGGTGGGATTCCGATTCAACCGAAAGCGAAGTCATTGTTCAATGCGGTGTTGAGTGGAAACTACTCAACGATTGAAGTTGAGGGTGGCGTCCGTGGTGGTAAGGACATATATGCGTTATTGGCGTGGGCAAGGAAGTTGCAGGTCACGCCTGACACCATGCACCTTGCATTGGGAGACAGTTTGGAACACGTATTGAAGACAGTTTTGATGTCTAACGGGTTTGGGCTTTACTTCTTGATACCGCATGGCGTGTTCGTGCGTGAGTCGATTAACGGGGCTCAACGTGGTGTCTACAAGTTTCTTGACAATTACGGTCAGGAAAAGCAAGTGTTGTTTTACGGAAACAAGAAAGAGAATGACAGCGACAAGTTTCAAGGTTTCACGATTGGCACTGTTTATGTCAACGAAGCGTTGAACCAACACGTCCGTGGCTTGAACCAAGCCGAAGACCGAATGGCAAGTGTCGCTTCACCCATGATGATTACCACCCAGAACCCAAAAGGGAAAGCACATGCGTTTTACATGGAGTTTGAGCGTCCGAAGTTGATTAACATGGAAGAGATTGTCAGGCTTGAGAAGTTGCGTGACACTTACAAGGACGTGTTCGCTGAATTTGAGGAAGAGAAAAAATCGGAACGCAATCAGTTGCGGAAAGTTTTCATAAGAGATTTCTTGACAAAGAAAGGCGTGGCAAAGTATCAAGAATTATCGGTTCGAGACCAAGTGTATCTGAACAAGCGGTTGTTGGACATCAATTACATGTTTGACAAGATTATCAGGAACGCACCGGCACAGGATTTTGACACAAGTTTGCGTGAGGGCGATTACGCTTTCAACAAGAGCATGAAGAAAATCGTCGATTACGAGCGTGGCGGTGACAATCCGAACAACGTCTACAACGCTTACGACTTCTACTATCAGCATTTTACGGTTGACGACAACCTTGCGATGACCGAAATGCAAAGGCTTGACTTCAAAGGCAAAAGAGCAAAAGGCACAAGCATTTACGACCAACACGTTTTGGGCATGAGACGTTCGACTGACAGTGCGGTGTTCTCAATGTTTACGCAAGAGAACAACGTGTTCGGTGGTGACATCTTGCAATTCGACCACGGAAAGACCGAACGGGTGATTGCAATTGACAAAGGGCTTTCTCACCCAAGTGGGATCGTTGATGTTGAGATTGATTTCGACACAGGCACGGTTTATCAGTTACAGGAGTGCTTGTTGGACGTCAAGAAAGATGACGTGGAAGATAAAGGACTTGAAACGGTGTATATCGAGTTACTTCGTGTAATTCGTGGAAGAAAGAACCGAAAAATGCCAATTTCGGTGTTAGTTGACCCAAGTTCACCCGAATTGATTGCATATTTGTCACAAAGAAACATCCCTGTGAGAAAAGCGTCAAATGCCGTATGGTCGGCACGAGGCGAGAAAGAAGAAGCACATCAACTTGTGGACAAAGGATTGATTGGCATACCGCTCATGCAAACGGCGATTGCCAAGGGAAAGGTCAAAATACACGAGAATTGCATTTACACGATTGACCAAATTGGTTCTTACGAAGCACCGTTTGACGAGAAGACAGGACGTGACAAGGTCAAGAAAGTCTATGATGATTTGGTCGACCCGTTACGTTACATACTAAACACATACATCCGAGTAGGTATGTGGGAGGGAGAAATGCCGAGTGCCGAAGAACGACAAGCCGAAGATGACGAAAGCGGAATTTATGGAGATGAAAGCACGGAAAGAGGCAAATGGGACTTGGAAAGAGACCTCGCCGAAACCCTCTATGGCGAACAAGCAGTCGCAGACGATTTTGACGGATTCGGCGACTTCTGGAACACAGATGGGAACGGAGGTTTCTTTGGGAACTGATTTCGTGCCACGTCGCACCATGGATGATGACATGTATTTTGCCGTCACGTTTGGTGATAGTCTGTCGAAAGACAAAGACAACGGCAAGTCGAAACAGTTCTTTGACAATACCTTGGAAGTGCAGACCTCCATCTCGCAGTTAGCAAGTCCGATAGGTTCGGTTTCCAACAGACGTGCGTTGACGTGGAACATTCCACGACTTGACTTGATTTGGCGTTCCAATCCATACGTCAAGCGGTCGGTCGATTGGCTATCGTCAAAAGCGTTGATTAACGGAATCGACATTAACAGCAACGACCAGAAGATGGTCGAGAAAGAATTGACGGTCACGCAACAAAAGATTTCAAACCTCTACCGACCACTTCAAAAGATACTCGAAAGTGGGATTGTGTATGGTGGTTCGGCAGGACTAATCATCATCAGAGACCGACAAACACCTGCGGACTACATGAAACCGTTGCGTGTCGATAGCGTGTTGAAAAATGACTTTCTCGGAGTTAAACCGTTAGCAAGATGGTATAACATCGAACCGGCGTTGGACAGGGGCGTGGTCACCGAGATTGGTGACGACAGTGGGATTTATGAAGCCGACTTGCTTGGCACGCCACTCTACTACCGTGTCAATTTGAGCGGTGGGCTTGCAGGGTTTAACGGACGAAACCTGAATGAGATTGATCCGGACAAGCGTAAGAAAGACATGTTCAAATCTTCGTTCCTCGTCCATAGAAGTTGGTTGTTGATGTTCAATCCCTATTCTTTGTCGCACATCGAAACACAGGTGGAAAGGTATTGGTCAACCTCGATTGTCGAAACGGCATACGTGGACATTGAAAGACACGAGATATTGTGGTCGGCGACTACCAAATCGGCCGTCAGGAACAACATGGGCATTCTCAACATCGACGGTGTTGAATCCATGGTGGCAAACAATCACACCCGAAAGTTGATACATGAGAAGTTGAACCTAATCAAGCAAACCTCAAACCAAGGTATCATCTCAATCGGGAAGAATGACAAGTTCGCATTTGCACAGAGTTCGCTGACCGGAAACGAGAAAGCACTTGAACAGAGCATGAGGCAGTTGGCAAACGCACTCGGCGTGTATGTGAATGTGTTATTCACCGACCGACCGTTTGACAGTGAGGGTTACTTGCAATCGGTGTTCAACGTTCAGAACATGCAAGAAAAAGAAATCCGACCCATGTATAACGTCTTAATCCCGATCGTGTATAAATCGTTGTTCGGTCGGAAGATTAAGAACTTCGACTACAAGTTCAACACAATCATCAACCTCACGCCGACTGAAAAGTCCGAAATCATGAAGACCATGATTGACGTGCTTCACATCGCATATGAGGACAACGGCATTTCCTTGATGGACTATCAACGTATGCTTACCGACCTGTTCGACAACCCGTCAAACCTGTTTCATCAAATCAGTCAGGAGTATGTTGACGAAGTTGAGAAAGGCAACGAGGATGGTTCAATCATCACATATCAGTCACAAAATATCGCTATGGCGGAGACCTTGAACCAGATGAAAGGACAAGATGACGGTGATGGCATTTCCGGGGTAGTTGACCCACGCAGTAAAAGCGAGGGCAAGAAAAAGGGTGGCGACCCGACCAAAAGCAAACGCCCGTTCGGCCGACGAACCCCGTTGAATAAAGAAAAGGACAAGGAGTGATGACTATTGGACATCTATGACGAAAAGCACGCTCTACTCGGTTTCACGGATGGTAAAGGAACGTTCAGTTTTCAAATCAAGTTGTCGGAGAACCGAACGATTGATAAGGACACAGGGTATCTCTATTGCAAGGACGCAATCTTNACAAAATCGTCAAGGTTCACAGGTTGCCGGAAGACGTCTTTTCAGACGAAGCGATGGCAAGTATCGAGGGCAAATCCGTTACGAGACTTCATCCGGATGAAATGGTGACATCAAAGAATTACCGTTACTATGACGTCGGAACAATCTTGCAAGTCTGGCAAGATGGCAAAAACGTGCTTGGCAACATTGTTATCAAGGACATGGAAACCATTGAAGACATTACGGAACACAGGTTGGAAGCACTGTCGCTTGGCTATACAGCGAAGTTGATTGATGCGGTAGTGAAGAAAGGACGTGCGGAAAACGCAAGAATTATGGACGAAGCACTCGACACTATTGGAAAGGAGGCCAAGAAGATGGGATTGTTTGATTGGATTTTCGGGAAGCGTATCAAAGCCGAGGAAGACGGCACGTTCAGGGTTTTGAAAGATGAAGACCCCGTTGAAGAAACGGATGAACTGCCCGTCGAAACCGAAGACGAAACCAAAGATGGTGAAGATAACACCAATGACAAGCAAGAAATCATCAAGGATGAAGAAAAAGAAGACCAACCTCTCGAAGACGAGAAAGGAGACGAAGAAACCATCATGACTGACGAAGCGAAGAAGGTTCTCATGGATGAAATGAGAGCGGAAATCATCAAGGATTTGAAGTCAGACCCGGAATTGAAGAAGACAGTATTTGGGGATGTCGTTCTTGACGCTGACCCAGAACCTGCACCACGTCCGGACTACGATTTCGAGCAAGATGAGAAGTTGCGTATCGCATACTACGATATGCTGACGAATCCCGTGGCACATGGCGGAAATTGGAAGTCACTTGAAGATTTTCGCAAGAAAGCAACGCAGAAAGTAAGATACTAAAAAAAGGAGACTATGAACAATGGGAAGACTTTACACCTATGGTAACCGCCTCTCTGTTGCACAGCAAGGCAAGTATTTGCCGGGACAGTTCTCAACAGCGTGGGGCGTAAACCTCAATGCACCATCCGTCAAAGTGCGGACAGTAGACTTCGAGTATGGCGAAATTGTTGAATTGTCCGGCGGTGGCTCGACAAACAACGCATACTCAATCAGCCGTGTCGATTCCGAGACGACAGCATTCGGCGTCATCCTCCGCACCCGTGATGGACTTATCGACATGGAAGCGGCGATCGCCGAACAGCCGAGGAAAGACCAGACCATCTCGATTTACCCGACAGCAGCACCGAATTACTTCGAGGTTGCGGTCATCCTCGCCGAGAACGAAGAACCTACCGTTGGAGATTCCGTATATGTTTCGTATGCGGACGGCGAAGAGGGTTCAGTAAGAAATGACGCAACGAGTGCGACGGCCTTGACAGATTGGGTCTTTGCAAGCACGAGATACAAGCCGACCGATGGTGATGATTACGTTGCCCTCATCCGGAAGTCATTTTAAGTAAAGGAGACATGACAAATGGAAAAGACAAACAGCAACTACAATTTCCTTGACACCTACCGTGAAGCGGCAAACACTCGGAAAACACTTCGTGAAATCGTCATCAGACGTGAAGCACAGGTTGAAGACTCTCGTGTTCCGGATGAGTTGACCATCGCAAACGTCGAAAAGACACGTCAGAAGATGTTCGCTGACGAAATGCGTCGCTTGATTGGTTCGGAACATCCGAGACTGTTCAAGGACAATTCGACAGCCAATTCATTCCCGACCAACGCTCTCGAACGTCTTGACATGAACATCCGTCATCAGCCTTTGAGGACGTATGCGACACGTGACATCCCCATTCAGTATGGTGGCGGTGCATTGGAAAGCATTAAGGGTTTCAAAGAAATGTATCAACTGCCCAAGGGCGGTTTCATTGGTGGCGACACGAACCTCGTTCGCCTTGTCAATGTTGAGTTCCAAGCACAGTATGTCCCGGTCAAACCTCTGACCTACGGAATGCGTCTTGGTTACATTGATGAATTGAAGAACCAAGAAATCGGCTATGACGCAATCTCGAAGAATGCCGAAGCGATCGTCCGTGCATTCAACCTCGACCTCGACCGTATCGGTTATGTCGGAACACGTGGTGAAAACGGTTCGACGACTGACGTGTCCGGCAACTATCGTGGACTGCTCAATCAGGAAAACGTCACTACGACCGACCTCGAAACGACCACTGACTACACGCTGACCGAAAAAAACCTCATCTACATGGACATCAACACCGCTATCGAAATCTTTATCGGTGAATTGAATGACATGGCGGCTTCGGTCGATTGGGATGAAAGATACATTCCCAACAAGATTTTGTTCTTCAAAGAGTATTTTGAGTGGCTCAACAAGACCGCACAGAATGCGACAAACACTGGCACTCCGTTCCGCACGAACAAGGATATTCTCATGGAAGCCCTTAACGGTTGGACTGACACGCAAGGCTTTGATCGTATCAATCTGGTCATGCTTCCCTACCTGTCATACGACATCAGCGACACCAAGGACGCAAGCATGGTTTCAAGCGGAACAAACGACACCGGACGTATCGTCATGTATCGCCAAGACCCGTATGTCAACTACCTGCCCCTGCCCCTCGACTTGACCGGTGGTGCGTTGGTTTATGACATCAACACCAATGCTTACAGACGCAACTA